TCATATCGAGGAACTGTATAGACACGGCCTCCTCGAACCCGATAAACTCCCCGGCAAAAAGATATGTCCAAGGGATCACGTCCTCAAACTCAATGGTTTCGTTCAAGAAACGATTTCCACCACGGTTCCCCTCGTCAAATGACTCAAGCACGAGAGAGTCGTAGATTGCCCATACAAACTCGTAGCCCGTGTCATCTCCGGCAGCAAAAGTCTCATCAACAAACTCCTCAAAATACCTATGCATCACTTCTAAAAGGTCAATCTCTTCGGCCACCGTGTCGTAAATGATAAGATTCACGCGAGCGATGGCTGGGTCGTATGTCTCCGGTGCTATTGCTACCGGTGTCAATTCAAGACCCCACTCGGAGGCATCAACCGCAGTCGGAGCCCATCGAAGATACGGGGATCCCGGATCTACCGTCTCTTCGTTTTCCCAAATGAAGTGGCGGCTTTCAAATTCCGTCTTCATAATCAGGGGAGCGTCCATCGGCTTACTTTCGACCAGCTCTTCAGTCCCGAATCTCCTTACAGCCTTGAGAGTGTTCGGAGTGTCCCGATATCGAGGTTTCAAGAGTGTATGAAGGATGGCACCATAGACCTTGGAGGTAGATCCTTGGGCACCAAGAGAATTGAAGCGCATCAACTGTCGATCACCTCTCTCTTCCAATTCGAGGTAGTCATTGGCAAATGTTTCCCATGGGATGAAGAGCGGGGTCGTTTCATGGCTGGGAATCGGAACGGGGAGACTGTTGACGGTATCAATGTAGTCCTCGTCTAAAGTCCGGAATCTATAAGTTTCCCCGTAAGGAACGCTGTTGTTTTCCGTTCCGTCACCAGAAACCGATACGCGCCTGACACTGACGTTCCCCAGGAAGGTGTTGTTAAACTCCCCCTCGTCATTGCAGATATAGACATCATCCAGACCAATCACGGCCCCGGTGTATATGGAATAATAACTCGGCACTCCTGGTACAATTTTTATAGCATTGATGAGAAACGACGAATTCGACCCCGATTCATCAGCAGTCATGATGTTGCTAAACACCAATCTCTCACCCCGGCTTCCTAGCCGGACCTCCGCCCATGCCTGCGGTTGAGCGACAACATTACCCATAAGCGTCATCCCGGCCTGGATATAACGCCAATCACCGTTCAAGAGGTTTGCGCTTGTATTGATGCGGCCGCTCTTTGTTGTCGTGTTGGTCCCCACGAAAGCCCATGAGACATCAATGTACGATGCTGAAATGGCGAGAGTGCAGGTGGCGACAATCGTACCGGGAGTCGTAAAATCTCCAGTTTCGTTCTGATTGGAAAAAGCTGGGACCTTGTCGTAGGGGCACCCTTTCACAAAGGTTAGCGTGATTGTGACAGGTCCCGAAAGTGAGGCTCTACGAAACGCAAGTCCGACGAAGACTGTCCGGGACGGTTTAATAGGGGTCAAAAGCGAATACTTCGTCCCCTGTATCGCCCTACCACTAGCTCTCCTGGCGTATGGCTTTGCTGGAGAAAATGTCGTGTCGTCCCCGTGCACGATTATGGGTCGAACGATACTCGTGGAAGTCCCAGGTCCATACCAGGAGCAAAATCCCCACTTTCTCCAGAGGTCGTAAGGGCTGAATGTCTCAAATCCATCTGCAAATAACAGCATTACGCGATCCTCGCTTCAAGGTTGAAGGCAGAGAAATCCTTTAGACCGAGGCCGGAGTTGGTATAATGACGATCGATGAGCTTTTGGATCTCGTATTCAAGAAGGCCATTCCTAATCTGCTTGCTTGGATTGCACTGGCCGAAGGTTGTCTTCAGGGTCGAATAAAGATCACAGGCCGCCATGATCTCCACTTCGTTCCGGTTTGACCGCAGGGCGGAGGACGGATTATACCCGACCTCTCCGGGATATTTAGACCGGAGATAGACCCTGTCTGAGACCGCGGCTTTTTTCTGTTCCAGCGTCATGGCGTCATAATCGACTCCGCCCACGTATTTGATCGACGCCAGGTCAAGGTGATCATAGATCCCCTTGTTTATTTCTTGCCTTACAGTGGTCAATGCAGGGTTCTCGAACATCGTCACGGCCTGTCTCTGCACGATGTAAATCTGGCTGATGACACGCCGGCTGTGCTTCGTTTGCCTGGTAAAGTGAGTGTTTACAGGAAGGTCCCTTCTTGCCGTTATATTACCTGGGCTGAAACTGAGCCCGCTCATATACCAAATCGCGGCTTCCCATCCTGGAGCCGCCTGCCACATGCTGCCGATCGGCGTATCAATGAAGGTGGCCTTTATCCTCCACTGCTCGGCGTTGCTTTTGAACCACCAGGTCCTATCCACACCCCACGTCGCGCACGAGTACTGGAAGCTGTTCATCCAGTTGTCGTACCTGTGCCAAACGTCGATGTGCTCTAAGCGGGAGTTCATCGCGGTAATGAATGTCGGCTCCAGGGGAGATAAAGGGATTGGATTTTGCGTCATCCGGAACGATCCGATGCCTGTTGTCTTTAGCGCCGGGTGGGTTGTCCGATGAAAGCCGCCATCGTTTACCCTCTTCAACGTGCCGTAACTGAAGATATTGTTGTCATCAGCGGTCGTAATGCTGGATGCCACCATAAGAGAGATTTCTGCAAGGGAGAGACTTCCCCCAGGGGAGGGTACGGCAATGGGTATGTAGGGCGGGATGGCACTCAGGCGCACAAATTTCCATGCGGCATCGCAAGCATTGACCACGAGCCCGCCATAGACATTCTTCCCGCACACCCATATTTCATCTTCTCCGTAAGCGTTCTGCATGTGATAGGAACTTCCCTTAAGGGGGTTCCCGTCCTTGTCGTTAGCGATCTCCCAGGGGGTGAAGGAACTCGTTCCGAGGATGCTGTCTACCTCCGCCTGCGCGGTATCCCTTATGCTCTGGTAGGCCCGGTATTTGACGATTATCTGGTCTGCTGAAAGCGCGACGAGTTCGGCCTGAAGGGCGGGATCTGTCAGGGGGATTGTCCCAGAGAGTTCATTCCACCTGGCGATCTTGGTCAAGTCAAGGGTCCCGATCAGGTCGTTCATCTGGCCTATCTTGACCTGAAGCTCCTGAAGCCGGGTCTGGAGTTCAGGAGGCATCTCTTCTGTCGTACCTGAGCCCTTCACGTCAAAGCTGCGCGTATCATCGTTGAAGGCCAGTGGGCTTGCAGCTTTCCATTTCAGGATGTTTTCCTTCCCTGCGTTGAACTTCTCCATCGCCTTTGCGAAGGTCCCATCACCAGCCCCGGCGCTGTCGGTGAAAAGTGCCAGCGAGGTATTCGCCAGTAAGTTGAAGATGGGGTTCGCATAGATGTCATAAGAGGTCCACCAAGCGCTCGGCTGCACTCCCTCCCGGATCTTGTTGCCCTGGAAATCAGAGAGCCAGTCCGGCGTAAACCCGGCCTCCTGGCTCTGGTCATCGCCCTGCGAACCAAGGGTAAAGAGTTCTTCATCAGCGAATCTGTAGTAATCAAGTGCCGGTTTGAAGTCCTCTATGGACACGGGGAAGACGTAGGGCACACCTGATAGAGGATTATAGACGGTGGCCGCTGATCCCTTCGCCGCGTCCCAAACTGTGCAGTATTCATTCGGATGATCGTTCACGTTCGTCACGGCGTACAGACCGTCCCGCCACACTCCAAAGGGCGGAACGAGGGGCGATAGGTCAGCGGCGCCTATCCTGATGAAAAGGTAGTTGTAGGCGCAGGGAACAGCTCCATCGCGGTGCGCGACGACGTACATCTTCTCGTACTCCTCGCCCTTGCCTGGAGTTGTCCCAATCTTCGCCATAAGGATCACCTTGTCGCCCACACCGAACCCCTTGGCCCCATCAACGATTGCCCCGTTGGCGCGATCGATCCCGGTCTTCTGGCAGTGATACCGAACTGGCGCGTTACAGAAGATCTTCTTGTTCTCGTACTCAACGTCCGCCGTATCCCACTTCGCTACGGCAACCCCAGCGGTTTCAAGGTAGACAGCCTTGATCGTCCCCTCAAGATAAACGTAACTTTGGAGGTCTCCGAGGTTTATGTGGTTGAAGAGGCTCATCCCTTTTCCTTAAACATTAAGCCACCCACGCCGCAGCACCACCAGCAACTGCAGCGGTGGCACCACCCTTGTTAAAGAGATCTAACGGTTCAGCAGGATAATAGTTGATCAGATCCCATGCCCAGTCACGAATGACGAGCGTTGAATAATCACTAAAAAGCCCAAATAATCCTTCCCAGCTTGTTTCCGGGAGTGTCGTATGCTGAACGACGACAAAAGCCATATCTTCCTCTCTATGTCGGGACGTTCGTGTGCGTTATCAACATTCCGTTAGCGGCAAATGGGAATGTTGTGAGATATCGGTAAACCCTGTCATACACACGGAACGTCGTAGTCGTATCCGGGTTGGTGTACCAAGCATAGTCAATGGTGATTGTTGTGCCGTCGTTCCCAGAGATTCTTCTGACCTGGCCTATTCCGGTCCCTCCGACGAGGACCACGTATTTATCTTTGAACTGATCCGTGATCCAACTTTTCGTGCTGTCTGTAATGCTCAGATTCGTTGCGGCTGTTGCCAAGATATTGGCTGTTACGATTGACCCGTCGTCATTCGCAACTGAGACATCATGGTGTGTAGGACAAGAGTTGTAAAAAATACCCTTATCAATCCACCCGATAGCTGGCTGCCCATTCGAGAGAAAGTAAAAGGGGGTCATAACTTGTTTCCCGTAAAACGCATTGGTGCTTCTCATATCGATGGTGGCAATGGCATTGCGTCCAGTCCCGACAGTCAGCCCTGCATCTGCGAAATGCGAAGTAGGGAAAGGAGTTTGATAGCCACTATTCGTATAACCATGGCACGAAAAGAATGTGGACGCTGGGAGACCTATTGTTGCCCCTGAAGCATAATTGCGAGGAAGGGTTTCAACGACAATATGCGTAGCATCTGGAAGCGAAGCAACCTTCAGCTTGTCGCACCCTTCTCCGGCAACACCAAGGATTTGGAAGAAACCACCAGTTGATGGGACTTTCGAGGAGTCCGTCACAGGGATGCTTACGTTGCTTCCCGCGACGATGGCATCTGTCGTCTGAATAAGATCCGGGAAGAATCTTTTGGGAAGGTGTCCCCAGGCCGCGCAGAACATCTCGACCGTAGATGCATTTACAGTCCGACAGTTTATGTAGATTATGTCTTTGTCGCCGGCGATATGAGATTCATACGTGGTGTTGAACTGGTTGAGATACCAATAACCATTGGGGTCATATTGCTTTCTCGTCCCGGTATGAGCCGTTGCATCCCAATACTGATATGCGTCATAACGCAGGACAGTTGGCTCCACTCTTAGGTGAACATACCCGTATGGTTCAAGGCCGGACTCCCCCCTCGATTTCCAGACAGTATTGGCCTCTGTCCCCCATACTTGGATTCCACTCCATGAAGACCAAGAGTTTGTGTCGTTATTGTTCGCAACATTCCCTGCACAACTCCCGGTTCCGGCTCTCCATTCGACTACAACAGTGGTGCTATTGTAGGATGTGCACTCAAAAGTTGGATGAGCAGCCGCACATTTGTACTTGACCCCATTGTTGGTGACTGGATCTGTACGATTAATGGCCAACGCAAAATTTGCTAAAGAGGCGGCAAGATTGGCGCCAATCAGTACCTCCATGTCGGCTCCCGTAAGGGTCGCCTTCATTGTGTACACAAGGCCGTCTAATGTTATTGTCTCGTTTGTCGAGAATACATTACCGCCTGTAAACGTGTATTTGCACCTTTGCGCCCCATACGAATCATGGAGTTCCCAGCCTTGTGCCGCAAGAAACGTCTTGAGATATTCGTAGAACTGGTGCGTGACACTTCCGTTTAACGACGGCGTCTTGAAGTGGTATGATTTCCAGCTGGACATAATGATAACCTTCCTATTTTGTCGCCGCTATCGTCAGGGTGAGTTTCTGGCACCTAGCGCACGAATCGACATTGAAAGCGATAACGTCACCAGCCGAGACACTCATTGCCCACGTAGACAGGTTGGTGTCGCTATTCATCTCCGCTGAGGAAAGAGACGGCTTTTCCGTTCCAGTAATGGAGTCGGCTACCGTGGGAACGGCTCCCGCCTTTTTCCAGACATCCAGAACGACGGTCCCTTGCGGACTGCCGACAAGATGCCACCCGGTAATCGTGCAGGCGAAAGGCATGATCAGGTATTGCTTGACCCCTATGCTAATCGACTGCCCTGCTCCATCTATCGAAACCCCGAAGCTGCCGGCGACACTACCCGGATCGCCTTTGTCTCCCTTATCCCCTTGTGGTCCGGGAACGGTTGAGTCCGCCCCAGCCGGACCGACTTCACCCCGTGGTCCTGGAACGGTTGAATCCGCCCCCGGGGGACCGGGATCGCCCTTGTCGCCCTTTGACCCAGGGACAGTCGAATCCGCGCCCGTGGGACCAACCAGACTCGTCTGAGATCCCCAGGCACCTCCCGTCTTCGGGCCGTAGATATCGGAATTGCTGGTATCGATATAGAAGTCGCCATTAACGCCAAATCCTGCTCCGGGAGCGCCGCTTCCGTTCAGTACGGTTTTTCCGTCAGTCCCCGTGAGGCCAATCAGCGACACTCCTGTCCCCCAGTCTGTGCCGTTCTTGGGGCCATAAATCCTGGTAACGGCTGTGTCCAAGTAGAAATCGCCAGTCAATCCGAGATCACTGGCAGGTGAACCGACCCCATTGAGAACGGTTCTTCCGTCTGCGCCGTCATCACCGGGGAGCCCCGGAGCACCGTCGAGGTAGTCAATGCCCTTGATTGGCGTGTACCCGTCGGCTCCGCGCCCCCCAGTATTTCCAGTGAAACCGATATCGCCTTGATCCCCCTTGTCTCCCTTGTCGCCTTTCGATCCTGGGACAGTGGAGTCAGCGCCAGTCGCGCCTGTGTCGCCTTTATCGCCCTTATCCCCTTTCAGGCCACGCTGGGCATAAGGCAGAGCATTCCAGGCTGTTGTCCCGTTGCCTATCTTGAACAGATCGGTGTCGAGCTCAGCCCCGATTTCACCTTCTGCAAGTATAGGATTTTCGGCTGTCCAGTCAGCGGCATTGTCCCGTCTAAATTGAATAACGACTGCCATTGGCTGCTCCCCCACCATCAAGATGCATCAGGTCTCCATAGTGCGTGCCCGCGTGGCCCCCGTCGTAGTTGATGATGTCTCGAAACTGACGACCAGCTCCCGCCCCTCCTGGGCTGGTGATGATTGTGACATCGTCCGTCTCCCGGACAGTAACGACGCTGTCATCTTCTTCTTGGATTACGAGCGGATTGCCCATTTCACTCAATATCCTCTGATCGCACGGTGATGTCTTCATCGCGGTCTGCCCGCGCCTTGTAGTCCGGCAACTGAACAGCCTGCAGGTACTCGGCTCGATACGAGTCGATTTTCTCAGTCACTGCTGTCTCGCCTACCACGGCAATCGCGTTTGCAACCCATTCGTCCACGTTGACAACTACATGGGCCAGCACAGCTCGGTCTTCTTCAGATAGTTCCATCTGCCACTCCTAATCCACCTTGCAGACAAGATGCCCCATGATTCTTGTGTAGATATTCACTGCCTCTCCATACACATCAACAACTTGAGTGCTGGGAGAAACCTTGCAAAGCCAGTAGGCGGTATCCCCGGAATCCATCGGCACGCTCAGTACGTTTTCATGCAGGGCATAGGTACGCCGATGCTGTTGACTGGCAAGAACGGTATCGTGGATGTAATTTTTTTGGGTTGTCATGAGGTACAAATAAAACCCAACGTGCGCTGCCAAAATGCCGAGGAGCTGCACGGTGATGGCAAAATCATAAAGACCCTTCACAGGTGCTGTAAAGAGCCCCGTATCAAGTGAGTAACAGCCCCCATTGTTAACCAAAACTGAATCGGGCTCGACTTTCCACGTTACAGACGCGCCCAGCTTGTTGGTATATTGCCAGGTGCTATGGACATGATACGCAGGCCACGGGGTGGGAGCCCTGTTATCAAGGACGTGCTTCAGGCCAGCCGGAGTAAGTGCCCTGACTGCATCAGTTCCAAGCAATGCCTCGCTGAGCGTTGCGATCTCAATTTTCCCTTTGGCTGTCTCGGAAGCATCGGGGACGATGGCCCCTCCCCATGCGGAAGAGTTCGCTGCGATCTTGCTTGAAGCCCTTGCGGCCTTTACCGCAGCAGCAGACGCGGCATCACTCGCTCCGGAAGCATACCCGATGGCCCTTGACGCAGCATCAGACGCGCTTGAAGCAAGGTCGCTTGCCGCCGCCGCCTCGTTCGGGTCAAAGCTCGTGCTGAGATAGCCGGGCATCTTACTCTTCCCTGCTTTCCATCTTCAGGATCTTGAAGTCCTGATCTTTATTTATCGCCTCTTTGATCGTGGATCTGACTGCTCTTACCTTCCTGCGCCAGTCTCCATCGTCACCGAAGGACACGGCAGTGGTGACTACAAAAGTGATCGGTTTCGTATCCATGTTCGCGCTCCTACTTCTTGGCAAGTAGCTCGTTATAAAGTTCAATGTACGTTGCAACATGTTTCCCCCTATCGAAGTTCTCCCTGGCATACTGAAGCGTTTCTTCCCTCAGCGTACTTCCAGGAGCCTTCAGGTCGTTCCAGCATCTTTCGATCTGCTCTGCGATGGAATGAAGATCAAAGGGCTTGGCGTGATATTTCGTATATTCCCCATTGTAGCTGACGACGGGGACGCCAAAGGCCATCATCTCCATCGTCACCCGGCTTGCAATGCCGGAATAGTTGTTGTTGAACCCGATATCCGCCCCCGCCTGGAACGGCTTCAGGTTGTTGTTTGCCAACTGGATGTTCTCGCAGGCTGTTTCCAGGGCTCTTTTGTGGCTCCGGACGAAGACGTTTCGCCACATCCCGATCGGCTCAAGCAACAGGGAAAATACGTTCAGCCTTGCTTCGGGGATCTTCTCCATCACGTATGGCATCGCCCAGATGATATGAAGGGGCAGCTTCTCCACCCGCGGAGTATCGCAGGAGAGAATCGCCGGGTGGTCCTCATACAGCCACGGCGCCGTCCCTTCCATGTCTTCCAGGTCAATGCTGTTCGGGATATACCGGCAGCGTCCCACTTTCTCGTCGTACAACTTCATGACATCGTACTCGTGGGTGTTGATACAAACCGTGGCATCCATCTTCCAGAGCAGGTTCACATGCAGGTTGAACGAATCGCTCACCTTCTCCCACTCTTTAAAAACCATGTGCTCAGTCGGTCCGTGCAGCACTGCCACTGTGACCTTCTTGGCCTGCTCCTTCTTCATTTCCGCATCATCGGGAAAAGCAGAATGGAGGACCCAAACGTCGGCTTTTTTCGCCTCTTCCCAGGTGATCGGAAGGAAACCCTTGTCGTTCCTCTCTGCCGTTGGGGTGGCTTCGTAGGAAATGGCAAGCTCCGATCGGATGCCGGCGCGGTTCTCATACTTGCACTGATTCTTACAGGATTCGTACATCCCGCTGATCCGCGGACCCCAGTTGCTCCAGTGAACGACGAACATTTTGCCATCCCTTTTTGGGTGGAGAAGGGAGCCGTCGCCCCCCTCTCCGGGTGATGGTACTGCTAAGCCTGAGCGACCGAGCTGTACCGCAGTTTGATGAGCCCTGCCGACGTGTAAACGATGTTCTTGACAGCCCTCGAATTGACACCGGGGTCTGTGAAGACCGCGCTCGACAGACGGCCCTTCGCCGCCAGCCCTGCCGAAGCTCCTGCAGCCAACGCCGCTGCCGCACTCTGAGCATCGCTTGCCGCAGACTGAGCAATAACGACCTGAGAAGCCGCCGCATTGGCTACGGAATGCGCATGAACCGCAGCAGCCGAAGCCACTGCCGCTTTGGACGCGCCTACACCCCACGCCGAGGAATGTGCCGCTATCGCGCTCACGGCACTCGCCGCTGCAGCCATCGCTGCCGACGCGTTGCTATGGGCATCACTTGCCGCTGCAAGAGCTGCCGTCGCAGCGCTATGGGCATCGCTGATCTGCGCAGGGTCGAAACTTACACTTAAAAATCCAGCCATTTTCTTGTCCTCCTCTCTTAGAGTCGGGCACCTACGGTCTATTCGTCATTCCGGCAGACGGCTACCATAGGGTTTTCGTAGCCTGAAACCAGCGGTTCCAGTGTATATGTTCGCAGGCTGACACTTACGAAAGCCGTCTTGAGTATTCCCTCAAACTCTTTCGGGGCGTACTCTCGGACGTGTGTATCCGCCTTCCGATATCGGCTCAGCCGATTGGGTGTGGAAAGGATCAGGGAGCCGTTCTTGGCCATCATCCTCTTGACGTTTAAAAGGGCTTGTTTGTCGTGTTTGATATGCTCAATGATGTCGATCATGATGATGAAATCGTAAGGTCCTTCATCGATCCCCTTTGAGATATCCCCGTATTTGAAGCTAAGTTTCGGAATGGGGAAGACCTTCTGAGCGAACCTTATGCCGCACTCGTCTAATTCATATCCGGTCACGGTCTGCGCGTTCATGGTCAACAGGTGCGCCCCAAAGCCTGTCCCAAAGCCTATGTCGGCGACATTGCCCCGAACAACCTTGGCTACCTGCTCGTAAAGATCAAATTGAGGGCTCAACACATATCGAAGTCGGTTCCAGAGTTCCATGTCGTCTCCTTATGACACTGGGGTAGAATCATATGTAATAACTACTTTTTTATCCGATCCCATCCTGATGTTCGTTATCTTGTACCCACCAGGCGGGGATACGCTCCTTATCGCGTCAGGAGGGCCAGGGTCGCGAATAACGACCGGCACGGGCGCCCCTTTGACAACGGTAGGAACTGGGGTGGTTGTCGCAACCGCTCCTCCTGTGACCGAAGCCGAGGCGTTTGTAACAACGGTCGGCACCGGCGCTCCCTTTACAACGGTTGGAACCCGGATGGTCGTGACGATTGTGGTTCTCATCACTCGGCCCTCGTGACTGCGGGATTGAACGTGAATTTTCCCCTCTGCTGCATACCCGTATCGTTGTCGGTCCCATGGTCAAAGAATAGATCGTAGACGAGGGATCGCTTTTCGTGATCCGGGCATATTCCCAAAGTCTGGGTGGGGGTGATCAATATGGCGTACTTTCCATCCGTCGCTGGAGACAGAATGATGATCCCGCCGTTTTCGGTCGTGAGATCGAAGACAGGATCATCGTCCGCAACATCCGCCCTTACCTGCATCCTGGCAGTCACGTCAGTCAGATCCACTGGTTCAGCCGGGTCTCCCGTCTCCCAGGTGAATTCCTGATAGAAGGTTGCACCTTCCCACCCCTCCAGGTTGATTACTGCATGTGAGCTGAACATATTCGCCCTCTACTCTTTTGCCCTTTGGTGATGATCTTCCCGTAAGGCCGAAACCCTACGGGAAGATCACTCAGTAGCGAGTGATTAGCTCGTGGTGCAGGTGATCTGGTACGTTACATAGATTTCATCATCGGCGATGACGGCACGGGGGGTCCCGAACCGTTTGGCGCACATCAGGGTGCCCGCTGCGCTGGTCTTCGCCGCTGTGTCAACGAGGAAGGCCCCATAAACGGTAATCGATGCATTCATGACGAAGTGCGCCTTGGCGTTGACGTTCGTGATGACCGCGGTGGTCGTATCTTCCGTGGTGTACGCGGGCCGGTTGGTCAACGGGTTGTCATAGTCCGCATCCTGGCACTCGCCATAGGCGTTGCCGGATCCCAGCTTCGCTCCCGTGTCGGCCAGGGCCGGGGTGATGTTGTTCTTGAAGATACCGACGTACCAGATGTGCGACGCGGCCTTGGAGATGTCATGGAACATGATGTTCAGGAGCTTGGCCATACCCTCGGTCGTGAAGGTGTTTGTACCAGTCTCCGTATAGAGCAGGACACCGTCGCGCCAATGCTCAAATGTCACCTTGCCCTCGAAAATAATGTCATCCCACGTCCCTTTTTTCAGTCTCAAAAAGAGTGCCGTGACCATCAACCAGACCATCGCGATAAAACCCTTAATTCTGTCCATTGTGTAATCCTCCTTGTTGTGTGGTTGCTCGGGGCAAAGAAAAAGGGCGACAACGCTGATGTGCTGGCACCAGCATGCCGCCCTTGTTTCTCTCTTGCGTTCCCCTCCGGGTGGCCACCCTTCAGAGAAACCCCTACTACGATTGCTTAAATTACTTTCCCGTTTCGCACGACCTCGCAAGTCGTCGAGTCACCAAAACCGACCCCGCTTCCGCGAGGACGTTCCTGCTTAAAGCTCGTCAAATACTGCTCCTGCCCGTTGACAGTCCGGGACACCGCAGCCCCTTCCTGTACGGCTGGGAACTGGACCCGGTCCTTCGTAATCTCGGTGAGCGCACCACTATGCCCGCCTGCCATCAGGCCTTCTTTTGATACCCAGACCGGGACGTTATTGCCCATATCCGGCACGTTGTTGCAGTAGGCGAGAATATTTCGCGCCACCCCTGCCCCGACATGGACCTCCCGCATCCCGCTCGGCTCCGTTCCGGGAAGAAAGATGGTCCGGTCATCGAACCCGACATAGATCCCCCCGTCCACAAATGCAATCAGCAGGATATCCCCAGGAAACGTGAACTCGTTCGTGGATTTAAAGAGGTCGTATCGATAGGGCTCGCTGTAAATCAGCCGATTGCCCACTGCCCCCCAGAGGCGACCAAACGCCCGACGGATGAATTGCATGGGGCTTGGGGGACCGCAAAGAAAGGTCGGGAGTGGTTCCATCGTCTCGATGTCGGTGATCAACGCTTGCTCGCACGCTGCTCGATAGAAGGTGCTCCCGTCCGGGTCTGTCGCCCAGGCGATGACACCAGCTGTTTTGTTGAGTAGCGATATCGAAGAGTTGTCAGTCAGGATGTCAATCTCGGCGATCATACCGTTCCCACCGACCTGCCCCTCGACGATGTTCGTGTAACAGATCTGGTACCGGCCGGCCGTCAGCGCTCCGGTGCCGTTGATCACCGCAAGGACCGGCTGCTCCGGGACCGGGATTCCCCACGAACTCACCGTGTTTTGTGCCGGATCGAGGATTCCCATCCAGTGGCGGCTTGAGATGTAGATTTTATCGTCCACCGCTGCATAGAAGAGTTTCTCCTCGAAGGGGCCGGGCAAAGCGCAAAGGTTGACCTTTGACCCATCAGGATAGAATCGGTAGAGTCGGCCTTCCGCTGCAGCCAGCAAGACATGCCTTGTACCCCAGGCGCTGTGTGCATTTGGAAGGTTGGCCAGGAGCCGATATCCGCCCCGCTTCTTAAGCCGCTCCTCTGCCGTGACATCGGCGTTCAGAATGACCCTCGGGATCGCTGTCATCGTTCCATCCTCATGACCTGAAAATCCGCCTTCTGCGAGTACGTTATTCATGCCTTTGAATCCCCTGATCGTTAAAGGTTTCATCAGAAATCCAGCCGTGTCCGTTGGACATTCGCTCTTGCCTTCGGTGCGTTCGGGTAGAAAGCAATCAGAGCGGCAATCCCGTTTGCGGCCAGACCGCCGTATTTTTGCGTGTTTGGCATTACGCCGTCGAGCCCGTCCTCGATCTGCAGGTATGCTTCTTTGAGAGCGTAATTCTGGAAGATTTCCTTGTGAAGAATCTCCGGAATGTAGTCGGGAAAGACGTCCCCGGCTGCCAGCTCCTTCGGTTTTCCGTAGAAATGAAGCGTCATATTCTCAGTAGCTGCCGGGATAGGCCTGAAGTTCAGGATCTTCCCATCAAGGCAGATAATCTGCACGGGGCCTGTTTGTGTGTCATTGGAATTCGTCTTCAATTCCTTAATGTTCGGGGCAATCAGAATGCCCTGTGGGTACGTCGGTGTCGTCACGAGGTAAAGGTCATGCAGGTATGTTTTCGGAAGAGCTGCTGTAATCGCTGCTATAGCCGCCTCGACCGGCGCGGTTGTCTGAAGGCCAGGGATCCGGCACAACGTAGCCACCAGCGTCAGGGCTTCGTTGAACTTTCCGATGATCCAGGTCTCGTCATAAGTCGCGTCCTGGACTATCCCCCCCACCTCTGTAACGATTGCATCCACTTCCATCAGCGTTTGCTCCTCTTCGGCGGTCTCTTCGACCCCTTCTTTGGATAACGGGGAAGTTCCGGGGCATCGCTGGCATCTGTGTCGGGTTTAACGTCAGTTTGCCCCTGATCTGCTTCCTGCTCTGCTTCCGGCTTATCGGCAACAGGCACTGCTTCATCGATCACTTCATCAAGGATCTTTTTTTTCGGGTCGATATACACCTTGAACGCAGTCTTATTGTGCGGATCGGACACCCATTTGATATCATCATGGTCCGTGATATCACTGACAAGGTGCCCATGATCGTTTCGCTTGAACTTATAGGCCGTCCCCGCCAGGTTGACGATGCACTCGTTCTGGTCTCTCTCGACCAACAATTGAACCTGCATGAACCCTCCCATGTTTGTAGGCCGTGACGGTGGAGTGAGAAAGGGGGCACCCCTACCGCCACGCCTACGGGGTCGTATGGACCCTTTTAGCCGCCGTACTCCTCAGCGCGGTACGTCAGAATCCCACGAATGGTCCCTGCTACGGCTGTTCCCGCTGCCGTGGTGATGTGCATCCCGAACAGTGTTTCAGTCTCGACGGGGGCCACCATCGGAAACAGAGTCGAACGGGCAACCCCGCCCGCCTGGGCCACGGTAGATGCCGAGATCATGATTCGATCAACTGCGTCCTCAGCCGCATTGATTCCGCCGCCATCCACAACGATTGCAGGGGTACCGGAGTCGAGGTCGTCCACAATCAGGGTGAAGTCCAGAGGGATGCACCCAGCAGGGAGCGAGCACAGTGCGATGGTCTGCTCGTCCACGTTCAGAGCGGCGGTGATTTCATAAGTGCCGTCGCTCACCAAAACCTTGCCAGCCTCGTCCGGGTAAACCGCAGGACGGGCACCTGCTACATTTGTCGATTTCAACATAGTCGTGTCTCCTTTTCCTTTACTGAAGGAGGAGATCTGTCTCCCCCATTGTCATGCCTGTGATCCCCTGTTACCCAACCGGCTGCTTGGCGGCTGTATCGATTGCCATGATCCCGAAATCCTTGGCGTTGAACTGCACCTTGGAGATTCCGAAGATCGAATGCGTGCTGATCACGACCTGGTTTCCGCTGTCTCTCTCCTCTTCGTACCAGCCGAAGCGTAGACCATTGCCCTTGGAGCCGAATGCGATCACTGCCGCCTGGACGCCCATGAACAAAGCCCGTGCCGCCTCAACGGTCGCGGGGTTCCCGTAGTCGGCCATACGGATGACCGCCTGGTGCTCATGCAGAACCACGTTGTTGTACATCCCGAGCCCACCCTGGAAGATGGGGTTTTTACGCCCTTCTGCCGCTGCCGCCGCCTTCTGAATGTCGAGCCATCCGGCGCCGCCCGTCGTCGCCCGGAGGTCGAACACCTGCCAAGGGTTCATCAAGAGGACGAAGTGCTTCTCGCCGTTGATGAGGATTGGCTGAATCTTGGGGGTCCCTCCGGTCCCGCCTCCCATCATCGAGACCATTGCCACGGCCTTGTCGATGAGGGCCAGGGTGATCTTGTCACCCGAGGTCAGGGTCGCCTTCGTGGTCGTGCCGGGCATCAGAAGGTGCTCCGTGTCAGGGGCGTTGAAAGCATTGCCCGCGAAACCGGTGTAACTGGTCGGGAAGATGTAGTCCGCATTGGACCCGCGGAGCCCGGACAGGTACATGAAAAACAACTCATCGAACACCCTGCTCCACCATTCAGACTGCCTTACGCGAGCGATCTCACGAAGCTGGTGGATCGTCCGTTTCTGGGTCATCCTGCCGCCTGTGTTCACCCCACCGCGCATCTGATTGATCATCACGTCGTCGGAGTAGAACTTCAGGTCCTCTTCTTTCCCGGTCAGGGGAGTGTCCCCTTCCACAGGTTGCATTTTCAACTGCATAACGAGGTCGAAGGAAACCTTGTCTCCCGCCGTGCTTTCGAGGTCTTTTACGACCTGGATAGGCATACTGGAGCCTTCCGCACCCATGAACTTGCGGGAAAAATAAGAATCCCGCGCCACGTCAACCGCAAGGAATGCCGAATACTTCTTGACGGCCTTGGGGTCGTTTACACCGATGATTGTCTGTCCCATTGCGTATCCTCCTAAAAGTGATAGAAAATGTTTTTGTGTTTCAACGTCTCTCCATTTCCCCCATCACTTCCCGGTCATCGGGCTGGCTATGTTTGAACCAGAACGTGGGACACTTCTGTTTTTATGAACGGGCTGCGTAGATAGCCCGCTCTGCATCGCTCATTTTGGCGACTGCGTTCTCGTAGGCTTCCCCAGTGAGCTTATCAATCGCGTCGTACTTGTCGTATCCCTGATTCCCTTCCGATACCGGAACCTTGGCAAGTGTCTTGACCGCAGCGGCCCGCTCGGCTTCCGCCTTCTTCGCGGCTTCGATAGCCGTGCGCTTCTCCTCTGCGGCCTCGATAGCCTTCCGTTTCTCTTCGCTGGACACAGCACTGTCCTTTTCTGCTTCCGCCTTGGGCGATTCGACTGGGTGGAAAACCGCGTCGCATTCCTTCTTTGCGGCCTCGAAAATCTGGGCATCGGTCATCTGCTTCGACTCGTCGGTGGCCAGAAGCCGGTTGACGGCGTCCACAAAGGCTACGTTCTTGATCCGCTCCGTCGAATACTCTGCGTTGGTTTTGAAAAAATCGGCCTGGGCATCCTTCCATCCCTTTTCGGCTGCCGCCTTCTGGACCTGGGCGTTGATCTTGTCGAACATCTTCATTTCAGTAAGCGATTCGACGTACTCGGCGCGTTCCTTGTTGTATGCAGCCAGGGTGATGTCCCCATCCTCAAACTTCGTGTCCAGCGCCGACATCTTGGCTTCGATTTCCTCCCTGGTGCCGTGCTTTTTCTCGGCCTCCAGAATGAAAACAGGTTCATTTTTAGGTACAATGACGGTCGCTGCGGTGGCGGCCTCTTCGGCCTTCTGCGCTTCCTCCAGATCTGCCGCCTCTTTGGCTGCCTGGACTGCTGCTGCCTCTTCCGCGTCTGCATTAGCCTTGGCTTTGGCCTCATTTTCGAGTTTTTCAGCTTCCGCCGACTCCGCCGCCGTTTCCTCTTCAGTCTTCTCCTCGACCGTCTTATTTTCGATTGTCTTATTCTCGACCGTCCGCTTCGCTTCCCCTGCCCCCTCTTCCTTCGCCTTGGCAGCGGCGGCGGCCTCCTCTTCAGCCTTGATTTCCTCTGTGCTCTTGTTCTCCGTTTCCCCTTCAAGGGCCTCTCGCTCTTCAGGGCTCAGCATCGCCAGCTCGTCTTCCGTGATCTTTCCCATAATCTCCTCCCTCTTCGTCTCGGGTTGATTCGGGCAACAAAAAAACGGCAGCGAGATAGAGGGATAGCCCTATCCGGCTGCCGTTCGTTTGTTCTTACGTCCCCTTTCAGTATGCCTACCGTCCGGGGAACCCTGATTTTTTAATTACCGCCCTTACTTCTTATGGTTGTTGCTCTTCAGTCCCCTTTCGACTGACCCGTTTGGCTTGTCCTTCGCCTTGACTAATTTCTCGTCCAAGGCCAAACGCTTCACGTCCATCGTCTTCTGATGCTCCGCCTGATTCGCGGTATGCTCCGCGTTCTTCTCGGTCATCATCATCCCATGGGCTGTCTGCTCTTCCTTCGCGTTCTGGTCGCGTGTCTGCATGGTCCTCTGGTGCTCACCCTGCTCGATCGTGTGCAATGTGCTCGCCTTCTCCATCCGGAGCTTTTCCTTGTCATAATCGACACCCGCGGCACTCACCTGCTGGTTGACCGACTCGGTCTTGATCTTCGCGGCAATAAGTTGGGCCTCCTGTTCAAGCTTTAAGACCTTCGCCTTCTCTCCTTCAAGTTGCACCTGAAGGATTTGGTTCTGAGCCTCTGCCGCTTGCGTCGCTGCGTCTGCCTTGGCCTTGTCTGCCGCCGCCTCTTCGGGCGTGGGCTCGGCATCCGTTCCCCGCTGGCCGGTGATTGCCCTGAACCGATCGACGAACTTCTCCTTGCCGGGGAGGTCGGACAGTTCAAACCATAGGTCAATGACTTGTATCGCCGCTTCTGGCTGCAGGGTTTTGAGGATCTCGGTCATTGACGCGAACATGGCCTCCCGGATCGTCGCGGAGTAATCCTGCTCGGAAATCACAAAATCAGCCTGACTTGCCGTGATGTCGCCGATGATCTCATCCGTCTCCGGGTTATATTTGTTGATCTCAAGGAACTCGGGCGTCTTGCCGTTCTCGCCCCCGGTGATCCGGATCTTCTTTTCTTCAGTGTAGAGCTGCTCGATCATCGATAAAATGATCTCGCCGGATATCTTGAAGGCCAGCCGGTTGTTGTCGAAGAAGGCTGTCGTCACGACTCCGCCCTGCTCCTGACGTGCCCTGATCGCCTTCCCCGACACAGCGTTTGTGTCCCGGCCCATCAGTTCATCAGTCACTCCAGACGCGCTCTGGATGTACTTTTCATCCTGGGTCATAAGGGCGACGTGCTCAGTAGCTAACTGGGTCTCGTTCTGAATCTCTATTCCGCGTTGACTCTTAGGATAGACCTTGATCAACCCATCAGGGCGGTTTGCTTCCTGGACGATGTCATCCCAGCTCTGGTCCGTTTCTTTGATCGCGTCATCGTCAGCCACCACACGGTTGGCAGACAGGAGATAGAGTGCCTTTGACCTGCGTTTGTTCAGATCCTTCTGCGGGTCTCTGAGGTTCCGGACGATGCCGTAGGGCGTACCGTCCTTCTTACGCTTGAACCCCCAGATCGGCACCAGGGAGAAACGCTTATGCCGATACGGCGATTCACCGTCCTGCAAGACGGAGTCGCCCGTGAAGATCATCTGCCGGGATTCCATCTGCACTGAATCGACCGCTTGCCCGATACCCATCTTCACCAGCTTCAGATGATCCTCGTTACTCTCATTGAAGGTGATCCCCTGGAGCGTTCCCAACTCCTTGCCGCGCAATATCTTCTTCTTGGCCGGCGTGCGATACTGGCACTCGACCAGAAACACCCGGTCCCTCGATTCTACGGAGGTCTGGGTGCCAATGTACCCAAAGAACCCGGTGTACTGAGGGCTCACCCCTGTCGAACCTTGGGAAAGACCTCCTGCCATCTTGGGATCGAACGCCGGATCCAGCATCTCGGAAAACACGTCATACCCGAATCCCTGATCATTCGATATAACAGCAGCGTGGATAACGTCCGCCCTGTCCGGGAACATGGCACATGCCACATCCTCATCCACCCACTTGCCCCTGAAGATGTACCGGCCGTCGGAAAGGTCATCTTCTAGCCCCAGCGTGTCGTACCAGACGTTCCGCCAGTCTTCGTAACCGACAGTCAAGGGCTCGTTGTCCGGGTCCGCGTTGATTCCGTGATCGATCCACCCTACCCCAGCCAGGACTGCATCCGCGAATGACTTCGATCTCTTGAATCCCGCGTTGTTGGCGTCTGAAACGTACTTGAAGAGCTTCGTCTTCATCTCCGCGTTCTTGGCGTCCTCTTCGCCCCTGGGAAGGATGCGATAGTCAACCCGGATCTTCTTCTCCGTCCCGAGCACCCAATCGACCGTGGGTTTTACCTGGTTGAAGGTGATGGGGACCTGTCCCCTCCTGGCCAGGACGTTCATCTCCTCTTGCGTCCACTGTCCGGGGCCATCATAGAACTCATGATCAATCATCGACTCACGCCGGAAATCGACCTGTCGCACCCTTTCCTGGGCGAACCACGACGACACCTTCGCGAAGCGTTTGCGAACATCCTCCTTGTCGAGTGGGTGAATGGTCTTCGGTGGACCTTCGAGCCCCAGCTCTTCAAGGTGTTCGTCAACATCGAAATCGCGAGGAGTGTATTCCTCAACTTGCCTCACGTTTTCGATTCTTTGAGATCGTTCGCTCATGAAGGCATCATCCCTACCCTGATGTCAGGCATATCGCCCGGCTGCTGCATGTCGATCACCGTATTGGGGTCATCGTGACCTGTTTGGTATGGAGCCATCTTCACCAGGTCATCGATTCCATCCATGATCACTGTGCTTATCGAGACCATGACCTGGGCGAATGCGTGCTCACCCTTCGGCACCGTGATGTCGAACAACCTGCATATCTGAATGATCTTATTGGCAATGAACGACTCGAAGTGCTCGTTGTGCATTTCGCTGTACTTCCAGAGGTCATCAAGTTTGATGATGAATCGCTTGCGGTTGTCCCGCATTGCTGGTCTCAGAACCATGACAGGCGATCCCTTGCAGTACCCATATGCTCGGTTGACCAAATTCATGCGTCAGACCTCGGCAATTTGTCCCACAATCTACTTTCGTTAAGCGCCTCGGCATCTGTCAGACCACCGTCAACAGTCATGATTGCCAGGCGTTCCAGCTCCGTCTCATCGAAAGTTTCAATCCACTTGCGTGGGAATGGTACGGTCTGCGTCATGCGGCCCACCCTGATGTTACTTGTCTGTTGTAAGGCTTACTGATCTGCTTTGCCCTGTACCCGACAGCGAATGTCCTGAATCCATCAGCCCCGTGCGAGCAGTGGTCATGCAGCGGCGTCCTTCTGAGAATCTTCTTTTCCTCGTCGTATTCTGCCCTGTAGCCTTCCAAAGCCGATATCCCAGTGGCGCACTTGCGCTCATCGAACCAGCACGAGCCAAGGGCATTCCTGACGCCCTCGATGCCATTCATGACAGCGTCCGTGTTCCGTGGACGCTCAACAACGATAATTGGCTTTATTCCCAGCTCTTCGGCGACCTCGACCCTGGACTTCGCGTGCTCGCCGGCGGACATCTCACGCACTGCCGCGTCGTGGGGCATGTAGTGATCACCGTAAACATAGGGCTTTTCTTTCAGGACCTTGGCATAGTGAGCCAGGCCCATACCGCTGTTCTCGTAGTAGTCAATGAGCCTGGTCTCTTTGCCGATGAATTGCGCGAACCAGATCGTCATGGAGTCATCCACACCCAGATCCCAAAAGGTGTAGACCTCGGCCCCTGTTTCGTAGGGCACATGGGTAATTCGACCTTCCTTTCGAGCCAGGGCCATCTGTTTGCCGTAGTACGCTCCCATGACCGCACCCTGGAAAGAGCAGAAATACTCCTGCTGAAACATGGCCTCGCCCATCTCTTCGCCAAACGTTCCGACCATTTCGGCCCGGATCTCCTCCAGCTTCACCTTGGTGAAGACAGGGGTATCGTCTGCGGTCAGGACTTGCGCGAACCAACCTGGTGTGATGCGGGCGAAATCCAGCATCTTTTTCAGGTGGTTGTTGCCGCGGGAGGTGCTGATGAACGCCGCCCATCCGCCGTTCTCTTCAAGGATAGGGGAAAGGTAAGCCCATGAACGGGGGTCGCTGAGGGCGTACTCGGAAAAGACGATGCCGATCGGCGGGGATCCGACCAGGGCGTTGTAATTGTCGGAGCCCACGAGCTGCCAGGAAGAGCCACCCACGAGGCCGATGTACATATCGGTTGATCGCGTCGAGGTTCTCATCTCCATCGGGAATGCCTCGTCGATCCTCTTCATACCTGTTCGCGGGTTGACAGCTTCCCAGATCGCCTTGCGGCACTGATTGAACTGGGGGAGCATGTGCCAGTAGTTTCCGACACGCTCCTGCGATGCAGTTGCAGTGAAGTGAAGGGCGATGTCGTCCTTGCCCCAACGACGATGTGCGACCTCGACGGCACGCTTGCCACCATTCTCCAGGTAATCCCAGAGGGTCATCTGATCGTCACGGGGTTCCCATCCGTTATGAGGCAGTTCCACTCCCATTGTTATCCTTTGCCGTCTTCCGGCTGCAGAACTTCTTGATCGTTATTTGGACCGGTTGCTTGAGATCGATCTCGGTCTTGTCATGCAGGAGCCCCAGGTGCCGCGCTAATAGCTCCAAGCTCTTCACCTTGTCGCAGAGCTCAAACTCGAATGTGGCGTCGAGGATCTGATCACCATCCGGGTTATCATCGGAGCCCTTGGTACTCCGGATGACGCGCTTCTCCTTGACCTTCTTGATTATCCGGCTTTTTCCCTCAGCCAAGGTCTCCAATGGTATTGCCTGCACCAAACCGCTTTCATCGATCTTGATGAAATCCTTCATGTCGGAGAAGCCAACACGAGCCAGCTCTTCCAAGACTTGATCGGCGGTGAAGGTGATACGCGCCTTCTGCTTTTCAATCTCAGCGTCGATCGCTGCACGGATATGAGGTTTATGAAGGTGTTCCGTCCCGATCGCTCCCGCCGTCCTCTTGCTGTAACCCGCCCTGATCGCAGCCTGAGTGGCGTTTTTGTCCACTAAGTATTCGAGGATAAAAAGCTGCTGTTTTGCAGATAATTTCAGGTTTAATATAGATTCCGACAGATTTGAGGCAGATTTTGCCATGTTTGAGACATATTTCTTACAGGTTTTGACAATTATGGCGCATGACTTGGCCTTCCCTCTTTGTTTAGGTTTTGATTTTCTGACTGCTTTGGTGGGAGTGGTTGCTTTCATGGCCCCAGTATAAGGGGCGATTTGAGGGGTTAGTCGCGTATGACCAGCTATGACCAGCTACGATACTCAGAAGTGTAATGTTTTACTATTGACAGGATATTATTTTGGTCCTTTTCCAGTCATCCACCAGGGCGGTGTCTGACTCCCATACACCATCGATTTTCCTGGCAGGGAAATTGTCATCAACGATCCATCGCCGGATAGTCATCCACGACCGTCGAACGTATGCAGTAATCTCTTTCTTCCCGACAAGGCTTTTACCCATTAAGAGCCTCCAACCATGAATGTTTTGATCTTGACCGTTCGGATAAGTAAAAGTTTAACCCTCCCCAATCGTCGTCATCGCCCCTTAAGTGGCCATATTCATCAAATAGAAACAGACTGTGTTCACAGGGAGAGATATTATATTTCATGGCAACAAAAAGGTACTCCCTGCCATACTTTATCCTGGCAACTATTTGCATGGACCAGAACAGCTTACTCTCGTGCGGGCTACGGATGATCCAGTTCTGCCCTATTGCTATCTTTAACTTTTTCATTTTAAAGCCTTTCCGGGTCCTTGCGAAGCTGACCGATGAGTTCCTTGAACTGGCAATCAATAGCATTCACATCTTGTGGAGGCGTTTTCTCATCCCTGTAATTAAGATCCCAGATCCGAGTAATGGCTGTGTAGATAGCCTCCAGCTTCATCAGGACAGCCTGCCGTTCCACCCTCATGCCGTTCGCCTCTTTCATGTAGGCATTTTTTCGCGCCCCTGCCGCCGCTGAGTCTCCGTAGGCATTCTGCAACCTGATTGCTTCACGCTTCACGTCATCCCTGTGCTTCCGCTGGCGGATATGCATCTTTGCCTCAATAACCTTCATATCCTGAGACAACCACGTCATTGCATCCTTTAACGCATTGTAAACCTTCGTTTGTTCCTTGGCTGGAAGGGAAAAGAATTCATCAGCGCCGTATCTACAGACCTGTAGCCTTTTCCGATTACTCCGCCGCCATCGGTCTGCCATATATTTCGGATACTCCTTTCTAATACCCTCGCCTATCCTGTCTTCAATTACTTCAAGGGTTTTCCTTCTTGTCTTCATTGGTCTTTCTCCTCTTCGATCCTCAGACCCTTCCGCCCGGCCCGGACCACCTGAGAGACGAATCGACCAACTGATTCTGCTGCCAGTAGATCGGTGTACATTTCCGGCTGCACTCCCTTGTACTGGTAAACTCCGCCTGATTTGAATTTTACCTCAAGCATCTTCTCTTCCAAATCGTAACCAACCGACTCCACGTTCGACGATTTAACCAGATGTCTTTCCATGGGCTTTTTCCTCCCGTCGTTATGCAGCGGCCCGCCCTTTCGCAGCCAATTCTGCAGGAAACTTCAATGGCACCTTCTCTGAGGACTTAAAGTTGTAAATCTTTTCAATCATCTCCAAATATGCCCCATTGTGTGGCTGCTTCTCGACCAGATAAGTGAAGGAGGTAACCTTGGCCTTGAATCGCGTAGCAGAAAACTCGGGGAGCCATACCACCCGTGACAGGGCCATGACAAAGTTGTGAGTATGCGCCCATTTGATCCCCTTCTTTTTGCAATGAAGGACAATGTCGGCCACAATATTAGCGTTCGTGGTATCGGTAACCTCAAAGTTACCCTCTTTGAAACTTTTAGCGTGACTCGTGGTCCCGGCCGAATTACCTACCAGCATTGCTGTCGCATCGATGACCCCTATGCCGGTCCTCTCGCAGTAATCGCGAACCCGAGAGTAATCGGGTTTTCCGCTTCGGTCGTAGGAAACGAGATGGTCCTCCAATGTCCATTTGTTCACTGGCTGATCCAATTCGTACACAGTAGATTCGTCATTGCAAATTATGAACTTAACAGGAATACCCAGCATTTTCGCAACCTCGAAGCGGTGGTGCCCATCTTTTATGATGAATTTACCGCTTCCGTTCTGACTTACATTCATCGGATAAGCGTTTATCCACCCATGCTTTTTCATGCTGCGAATCAGATTTTTGATTTTCTTGACATTCCTGTTAAATGCCAACAGCTCGAATGCACGATAATTATCATCTTCAAATACCTTTCCGGCTAATCGCATCTCATCCCCTCCCTTAGTTATGTTGGACCATCCATTCCTTCAGCCTACCGTAAGCATCCACTCTTAGTGGATCATCACCCCTGATGCGTTCGAGTTGGGATATCGCCATGTTTACGAAGTAATATGCGTCTCCTGGTATCGGTGATTCTGGTGTCGATGGAGACGGCACAAAACTCGGTTTTGATGGTTTCGGAGGCAGCATATCTTTGACGATCCTGTAGACTAATGGACCGGTGATCTTTCCATCCGGTGCCATGTCAATAACCTGCTGCCATGCCTCGATCTGTTTGTCAGTTGTCAACCTGGTAAGTGGACGGCATTGTTTTTCGTTTGCAGGGACGATGTTTTTTTGACCGCCCAAGCGGACATTTTGTACAACCTTAAAGGCAGCTATGTATTGATGGGCCGTTTGTCTTGCCATATCCCAAATCGATCTGGCGTATTCCTCGAATGTTTTATAATCGCCACCTTTCTTGAGCTTATAAAGCTCATCATCCCGGATCTCTTTTAGCGCCCTACCAACCTCATAGAAGGATCCCAGGTCCCGCTTGATAACAACCTCCAGCTCTTCTAGGCGCTTTGCGCCTTGAAATGTTGCTACTTCCATCATCCCCTCCCCTCTGTTCCTCAATCTTCAGCCCTCTACGCCCGGCCCAAACCACCTTGAAGATAAACCGGACAACCGATTCCACCGCCAGGAGATCGGCGTACATTTTACCGGATGATTTTATGACAATCGCCTTTGGCTTTTGAACTCATAGTCGGTTTTTCCTGTAATCCGGCATATTGATTTTGATATTTTCCATACCGGCGAGTCGTGAGGCAATTCTCGCCCCGAACGTCTCATCAATTTCCTCCTTACTTAGATTTGTTGTGATGATTGTTTTTCGGCACTCCCGAATACGCCGATCGAGAATGATGTAGAGCGTCGTGATTGCAAATTCAGATACTTTTTCCGCCCCAAGGTCATCAAGAACAAGAGCTTGAATTTCTGAATACTTCCCGATTATTTCATCTTCAGATTCCGGCCCGCCATTGAACGAAGATCTTATTTTTAAGAGCAGGTCAGGCACAGTAATATAAAGCGCCTTGAATATATTCAGATCCCGGATCATTGCTACAGCGAGATGTGTTTTCCCACATCCAGTATTCCCTCGCAGTACGACATGGGTATCCCCTCTCGCAATCGCCCCAAGGGCTGTCACCAGTTTTTCATTCCCCTGGAATGTATCAAACTTGCATGCACTGTAGAGTTTAGGAACGCCCAGGTAGGAGAGAGGCAGGGTTTTTTCTGGTTCTGGCTTAGGCTCTTCGGAATGACTTCTCTCTTCACGAAAAGGAATCACGTTTTCGCCCCTGCCCCGTGACATAGCCATACACCGTTCGGCGATAGCCTGAAAATCAGTACTCCCGATCTGCCGGGTATGGTTGTCCATCACTTTCAGCATTTCCCGTCTTTTTAACAACCGGTCCTGGGCTTCTCGTAAATCCGTTGCCGTTTCCATTTCCTCGCGCCTCCTTCATGGGCCAGCCGATAAGCGTGTGATAATGTGATTTATATTTATAGCCTTTCGACATGATGCCGTTGTTTAGTATCTCGATGGCTTTCTCTGTAGGATCTCTCCCGTACTTCAGAATCAGTTTTTGATATTCCTGGTCTGTAAGAAGAACAGAATCGAGGAATTTAGTTTTCTGCTGAGGTTTTGGACTCGTGCTTGCAACTTTTTCGGTATTATCAATATGGGGGATGGGGGATTCAGTATGGGGTATGGGGGATTCAGGCGGATTCGACCTGTGCTCTTCCGGTGCTTGACTGGTGCTTGACTGGTGCTCGTCTGGTGCCGGCAGCGAACTTGCCTGTTCCCGTACATGACAAAACTGGTGCTTTGCAAAGTTTATAATATTCAAGTAATTTTCTCCATTTACACTGTATAAACCCACAAAGCCTCTTGCCGATAATTCGTCAACCAGTTTTTCGATATTGCAATTGTCATATGGGAGGATTTCAGCCTTGATTTTTTTTGGCCGATACTCAAGACGGCCCTCTCGGTCTGCCATGCACCACAAACCGGCAAAAAGTATGCGAGCCAGTGGTCCACACTCGGCCAAAACATCGTTTTTGAAGAACCCTGGCTTAATATTTCGCGCTCTCATTTTTACTGCCTCCGACCAGCTCAGTCCTGGCCGACTTTATTTGAGGCGGAAGGACGGCGTCGGATACCGTCCTTGTCGGGTGATCTGCCCTATCCGCCCTTTTCAAAGTGCACAGCGCTTTCCATCCCGGATGAAGTAATATCCATTCTCGTCATGGGAACATCCGGCGTTGGATGACGCAATAATCCCGGCCGCCGTTTCGCTGCTTCTCGAATAGCTCTTCCAAAAAAAGGGCGTGTCTTGGGACGCATTTAACTTTGAGATCGTTGTCGGTCATGTCTTCAGCAACCTGCGGGAGAATCCCCTGAGCATGGCTTCGTTGTCGGCGTGTTCCTGCTTGGTGATTACGATGACGCCGGCCATTTCGAAGATTTTTTCCAGAGAGTCCAGTTTCATCGCACCTTCACCTGCCAAAAACTTAGACAGAACAGATCCGTCTATTTCGGCCTCGGAAGCCACGGTAGCCTGCTTGAATTTTATTCTTATTGCTTCGTGAATGATTGCCCGGATGACGCCATGTTCACTCATAGTCAATACCTTCCAAAACAATTTGATAGCGTTTGAATTTGCTTTTTGAGAGGATGGAGTTGTGAAAAAACTGCATGGCTTTTCCCTTCATTCGGAAACGGAATATGTTGACAACCTCTCAAAAAAAGTACAAAAAGAAGCATTCGATATGCGACAGGGCGTGGTGCGTCAGCGGAACCCTATTTTACGTCTGGATACCAGGCCCGGAATGGGACGGCACCAGCGGTCGCCTCATCGATCAGGAGGGCATTTGCTGCGCAAGGCCTGGATTTTCCGTTCACGTACCGCCATACGGTAGGAACGGACAGTTCGGAAACTTTCGAAAAGTCCGTAACCGTCATTGCTTTTTCATCTAAATATTTTTTAAGGATGTTCATGGAAGACGATATTACAGATGTGCAAGATAAAAAGCAAGAAGATTTTCCGTTTGTGAAAGTTATTCAAGATGCCATGGCATTATTGGGGTGGAATGCCTCACGCTTATCCAAAGAATCCGGCGTTTCCGAAGCCACTATCAGCCGCTCTCTAAAAGGGGGCCGTGGCATGAGTGGGGCCAATCATGACAAGGTAATAAAAGCCCTCGGCCTTTTAAAGACCATTCCCATCCCCACCCTCCAACCCCGCCTTATCCCCGTCATTTCCTGGATTCATGCCGGGGAATTTGCGGAAGCTGCTAATCACTGGCCGGTCGGAGTGTCGGGCGATGGAGAACCGGTTTACTCCTATGTAAAAACAGGACCGCACGCTTTCGGCCTACGAGTCGAGGGTGACAGTATGCTCCCTCGCATCATGCCTGGTGACATTGCCATCGTAGACCCGGAAGTGCGCAGTGATAATGGATCTACATGCGTTGTATATGTAAACGGAGAGACATCAATAAAATTCTTCTGGGACCATGAAACCGAGATCGTTTTGAAATCTATGAATGATAAATATCCAGACATCACCATTCATAAAGACAGCAAGGTTGATTTCAGAGTTATTGGGCGGGTGGTGGATGTAAGAATTAAATTTTTTTGATGCCTGCTTAAGACAACCCCCATACACCTCCCCAACAGGAGCCCTTCTATACGGCTTTCATTCCTTCACCCGCTTCGGCGGGTTTTTTGTTGCCCCGTAATTCCCTGCTAAAAAATAAGTCTTGCATTTATGCATATTTATCTTGCTTTCTCGAATTACATTAGTGTAAGCTGAAATTGACAGTAAGGACCGCATGGAAAGGAAGCCATTCCGGTTCAGGCTCTCCGGCATCTAAGAGCTACGGCCTGTAGTAGCAGTATCTTGTATGAGGTTTGGCGGGGCCGAGATGCACCGCCATACTTAGGAGGTTGTCATGGGTTTCTCAGAAAGCATCTTCGTTTGCCTGGTCCTCTTTATGCTGCTCGTCGGCGGCGTCCTGGTCTGCCACGGCATCGGCCTGGGGTTGATGTGGCTCCGCGACCGGCGGTCGGGAAAGAAGCGAATGTATGCGGTCAGGAAGGTCCTGTGATCAACATTTTCAAAGGAGGAACCAGCTTATGGCACAAGCACCAGCAGCAATGAACGGAAATCAGCCAGCGCCACCACCGGCAGTCGCCCTGTTGAGTATTGAGGCGGCACTCAAACTCATTCGTGAGAAAGCCCCTGAGGCTTTCCCCATCCTTTCCGGGGTTGTCAGGAAAGATGTTGTAGCCCTGGGAACGGACGAAGCCTTCGCTCTCCGGGATGGAGATGGAGAGATCCGCGCCTTCAAGCAGGCACTGACTCTGAAAGAATCTGCAGGGACCCTTGTACAACCGGTCCCCGGTGGCCCTTTCGTCGTCTCGGCTCAGGGTTATGAGGTATGGCAGGAGGCGGCCGGCGCATGTGTGATCTTTCCTTCAGAGGTTCTCGTTGACGGAAAATGGCAGCAGAACCCGGCCGTGATCCGGGACCAGAAGAACGGGCGCATCCTGATGATCTACGCTCGGGCGGTTGCCTTCCGGTTCTCCTCAAAGGGAATCCCGATGGTCTCCGACTGGACGACCATCTATGATACCCCTTCTTACCGCATGATTGACCTCCTGGGGAAAGCAAAACAGTTCCCCCAGGCATTCACCCTTCTCCCCTCGGACATGATCCCTGAGAAAGAAAAAGGCACCTGGGCGAGGTATCCCTTCGACGAGGCCACTAACCTCTGGATGAATACGACCCACGACGAAGCCCTCAAGTGGCTTGCTCAGATCATCAACCGCGAAAAGAAGTCGATCGACTTCGCGCAGACCTTTGCGAAGAGAAACTCCCTCAAGCACTTAAGCGGCATCCAGAAGGCCCCGGGAAACTCCTGGACGATTCAGGTCGTATGCTGGAGGCCCATCTCCGGGAACATCGTCAAGTGGGATGCTACCCAGTACGCGAATCTCCAGACCCGCGTGGGGAAACTGATCTCCGGGGACCGGAGCGAGTTCCAGAAAATCGAGATGGTCGCTGGGGCGGAACGTACCTCGGACGATGCCGACGCTATTCACGAAGAGGCGGTTATCGACCCCGAGGACCATGAGAAGGTTATCGATGTCGGACCCGCGGAAAAGGCCGAAAAGAAACCGTCGGCTCCCTTATCCAAAGCTATGCAGAACCTTATCGTGGCCAAGAAGGAATTTCATGGCGAATACCTGGCGGCGTGCCAGGCCTTGAGTATCGAACCGGATGCGGACATGACCGATGAGCAGGCAATCCAAATTATACGAGAGATGAACAGGGCTCTCGACACTGCAGCGTAGGGAGGCAATCATGATCACCAAGGTCACAGCCAGAGGCTTCAAAGGGTGCGATTTCGCGCAGGAGCTCTCCGGGCGCACCATCTTCTTCGGCCCGAACGGCGCCGGGAAATCTGCCCACTCACAGGCACTTCAGCTCGCCGTCAACGGGGGTGTCATCGGAGCGGGAAAGACGAATGACGACATCCTCTCCACTTTCGGAGAGGGCGACAAGCTGGTCGTCGGGGTAGAGATCGACGGGTTGCACCTCTTTGAGAGAGGATTTGTCCGGCTGGCATCGGGGTCCGTCTCCCAGGGCTACAAGGTGTCAGGGTCCAAGGTCTCAAAGGAATACTTCATGAAGGCCCTCGGGGAGGCGGGGGCTCCTGCCGTCCTTAACGTGGCAGATTTCATGAGTCTGTCGGATCAGAAGAAGATCGAGGCGTTGTTTTCCCTCTACCCTCCCGCAGGAGATGTCGGTGCAGTGCAGGAAAAAATCGACACCGCCAAGGAGAAGATCAACACCCTGGCCGCAAAAGTGAAGACATCGGAACAGGCCGCAGCACGTATCGCTTCTTCAAAGTCTCAGATCCAGGTCCCCGCCGGAACGCTTGCGGAGGTTGACGCTCAGATCGATATGCTGGAGGCAGAACTTAAAGAAGCCCAGGAAAACCTGACGCAGATTCGCATGGAGGAACAGAAGGCGGCGGATGCCCTGAAAGCAAAGGAGGAAGCGGACCGGAAGGAAAAGGAGAGGATACAGGCAGAGGAAAAGGCGAAGGCCGAAAAAGCGGCTGCTAAAACCACCGCCATTACCGACGAAGCCGTGCAGAAGTCCCTGGCCGAACGTCCAGGAGAGATGGAGAAGATGGTAGACGCCTTGTTCAGGCCGGTGAGAACTGAGACACCGACGGGATCGACGCTTACGGTTACACCAAAGGATCTTAATCCGACGCCTCCCGTGAACTCTGGACTATGGAAGACCGAGGCGGTCATAAACTCCATCCAGGCAATCATTGACGCTATGGATTCGGCCGGGTGTGAATCCTGCGCGGCGAAGATGATCGCTCGCCGTGAACTGAGAAAATACAAGGGGGTCGTCAATCATGGATAAACAGATCATACAGGACCAAATCATCGGCATCAATTCCCGGATCGCAGCACTACGGAAGGACCGGGACGTCCACGTCCGTCTCCAGGGGCTGAACGTCGAAGCCGAGAAACTTCGCGGAGAGGCGTCTGCAGCTGCCGTGCAGATAGAAAAGGAAAAGGTTGTTGTGACCGTCCTGTTGGCCCAACGTCAGCAGATCGTTCAAAGCACCATTGTGGGGCTGTCAAAACGCATGGCGGAGCTCCTTCCGGTCGGGAAACCAGATATCCAGATCATCGAGGACGGCGGCGTTCATATCGGATGGGTACGCCCGGATGGCAAGAAGGTGGCTTATGCCGGGCTCTCCGGCGGGGAGAAGGCGCTTTTCGACCCGGCCCTTGCCTATGCCCTAAAAGCGAATGTGCTCCTACAGGAAAGCGCGGAACTGGACGAGGGGCGGCTCATGGAGTCCCTGGGGAAGTTTAACGGGGCGAAGGTCCAGGTACTCGTCTCAACCTGCCATGCACCGCAGGCAGTCGGCGCCGAATGGAAGGTGGTATCATTATGATACTTGACCTTCAACAACAAGAAGCCGTTACCACTACATCTCCCCGTGCCCTGGTACTTTCCGGCGCCGGAAGCGGAAAAACAAGGGTTTTAATTGAGAGGATCGCATGGCTCATCGAGACGCAGAAGATATCGTCATCGGAACTTTTGGCCTTTTCGTTCACCAGAAAGGCCAGCGGTGAGATACAGGACCGCCTTAAGGAGAGGATCGGCAGAAAGGCTCACGGCGTGCAGATAGGGACCATGCACGGCCTGGCCCTGGAGTTTATTCACCGCTTTGGTGAGGCCATTGGGCTCCGGCCGGCGATCGTCACTGTTTACGGAGAATGGGAAGCCGGATATCTCCTCGCGGACGTCGCCCAGGAGATGTCCGCAAAAAAAACCACCATTAGGGCGGCGAAAGAAGCTCTTGAGCGATACTACCAGACAGGAGAAGAACCAAGTGAGGACGACATGGGGCACGATCTGTTCAAGGTGTTCCTGGCACGGTGCCGGGAGAATAACGCCGTTTCGTATGGATCACTTCTCGTCGGGATGCGGCTTCTCGTCCCAACACTGGCCAAGTATCTCCACATCCGGCATATCCTCGTGGACGAAATTCAGGATATCGACCCGTTGCAGTGGGCGATCATAAACGAGATGGTCTCCTCGTTTAAGGCGAATTTGTTCGTCGTAGGGGACATCGATCAGAGCATCTATGAATTCCGCGGAGCCGTTCCCCGCTACCTCGTTGACCACTCGGGAGAGTTCGACATCTACCGGTTGGAGGCGAATTACAGAAGCATGCCGGAAATCGTCTGTGCGGCGAACCGGCTGATAGAGCACAACCAGGACCGCATTACAAAAACCATGAGGGCGACGCGGGAAGCACCGGACCTTTCCCCGGAAAGTGTTCAGGTTGAAAACAACACCCAAAGCGAAGGGATCGTTGCCATGGCCAATATGCGGCACTGCAAAGAGGCCTCCGTCGCCATCCTCGCCAGGAAGCACTCCATCCTCAGCAAGATCGACCGCCTCATGGAGGAGGCCGGTATCCCTCACACCTACATCGGTAAGACCACAACTCTGACTAACAGCGAGCCCTTCCGTCGTTTCCACGCCTTCCTGAAGCTGGCCGTCAACTCGTTCGACAATTTCAGCTTCCTGCTCATCCGGGACATCATCGGCCTATCGAGGGAGGAGTACGGGCGGATCAGGCTTGAGGCGGCAGATAAGGGGAAGAGCCATTTTCAGGTGTTCGAGGGCAATACAGACTTTCTCAGTTTCCAGTCCGTTTCCGGGAGTTCTCTCTCTCAGTGTGCCGAGCATGTGAATGCCAATTGCCCCGACCTATCCCCTGAATCCCTTGCCTTCATCCAGAAGTGGGTCGGCGAACACTCTGACGACATCGCCTCTTACCTTGACTGGCTCGCCACGTTCGACGTTCAAGACGAAATCAAGGGGGATGAATCTGAAGGCATCACGCTGGCAACAATCCATGCGGCCAAGGGTCTTGAATGGCCAGTCGTGATCATCGCAGGATGCAATGAGGGAATCATACCGGCACGACCGAATGACCTGGACGAAATAGAGGGGGAACGGCGCTTGATGTACGTCGCCATGACCCGCGCCATGGATCAGCTTATGCTGACCGTCCGGCCCACGGAGTCAACAGATGCGGCAGGGAGGACTCACAAGTCACCGGAGAGCCGGTTCCTCATAGAGATGAAAGGAGATAGGTGATGGAAAAAGAAACGGCACCAAAAGAGTGCCCCGAACGCCCCGGATGCTTCATGTTCGTGACGTTCTGCGTGAAGTGTAAGGAACGGGAGGGATGCAGGGCGTGGGGGAAACGATGAAGTGCAAATCCTGCTGAAAAGATATCACTTTTCTCCGGACGGACAAGGGCAAGGCAATCCCGGTTGATAAGGATACGGTGGACGCGGCAGACGATTATTTCGACCGGGAGCGTCACGTCACCCACTTCCGCACCTGCCCTAACGCAAAAGATTTCAGAAAGGGCAAGATATGAGGCTCGGGCACAAGTTTCGAGCGAAGCCGTCTGAAGCAGATGGGATCATCTTCGCATCGAAGAAAGAGATGGACTACTACCGCGAGCTACTGCTCCGGAAGAAGAGCGGGGAAGTACTTTTCTTTCTGCGCCAGGTACCCTTCCATCTACCGGGAAACGTGCGGCACGTCATTGACTTTGTCGAGTTCTGGTCGGACGGGACGGTTCATGTCGTGGAGGTCAAGGGTTACGACACCCCTCTGGGAAAGCTGAAACGCAAACAAGTGGAAGACATCTTTCCCGTCACCATAGAAGTCAAATAACATGGGATGGCGGAAAGATTATAGTGACGGATGCCTTACATGACCGACCTTGAACGTGTAGAGAAAAAACTTGATTTGATCCTTGACGCCTTGGGTCTGTCTGATAACCGCAGATTGACACCAAACGAAAAATACGACGCCGTGAACAGAATTGTCTTGCAATTCAGGAGGAAGCGTGGGAGTAATCAGTTGCATGAGCGTGAAGGAAATTCGTAATGGGGTATTTTCCATCGACATCGGCCTGGGCAAACGCGGCGAGCGTATCCAGCGGCGGGTAAAATGCGTCTCCATGCTCGACGCCCTATCAATCGAAACGGGAATCAGGAAGCAAATGGGATTGGCGGCGAATAATCCCTTCACCGTGTCCGCCGTATCAGAGAAGTATATCCTCTGGATGGATTTGCATCAGAGCCCAAAAACGGCGAAGGATAAAAAGAGGATGCTCATGGCACAAATCCTCCCTTTCTTCGGGTCCATGATGCCGGATCGAATCGAACCTCAAACCATAGAGACTTACAAGGCAAAACGGTTAGCGATTAAGAAGATTCACCGGGCCGTAAACCTTGAACTTCTATGCCTGTCTTCAATGCTGAAATGGGGGCATGAGCAGGGGCTTTGCAATGAACCGACCCGGAAATTCTCCGGCCTCCCTTATAAACGGAAAGTCCCTCACGCACCGACCGCCGAAGAAATCAACATCATTATCGACAACGCGATTGCTCCATTCCATAAATCTTTATTTCTTGCCCTGTGGCACGCAGGATTGAGGTCAGACGAGGCAAGAACGCTCCGCTGGTCGGATACCAATATTCACGCCGGAGGACCTCTCGTCGTGAATGGGAAGGGAGAAAAACAGAGAATCGTTCCCATGACAACTCGCCTTGCCGACGCTCTAAAGGCCCACCACGCCGATCAACTGTCAAAAAAAGAAGAGGGAGAGCCCGATCCGATCTATGTATGGGGCAACATCAAATCATTCAAGACGGCTTTCAATGCGGCCAAGAGGCGCGCAAAAATAACCAGCAGGATTACCCCCCACTGTTTTCGACACTCCTTCGCATCTCATAACCTTGAAGCCGGGACTGACCTTAAATCTTTGCAGGATATGATGGGCCACGAGGACATCGGCACGACTCAGGTATATCTCAGCACCACCTTCCAGATGCACAAGAAGCAGCTCAACAAGACGTTCGGGGAATAAGATTTTGGGGGCGTGAACGGGCGTGAATATTTCGGGCTTTTTGCGAGAAGACAACAAAAAGGCGACTCGCTAACTACTCGAATCGCCTTTGTTTCTTGGTGAGCCCTGTCGGGATCGAACCGACAACCTACTGATTAAG